CCGTTAAGGTCATTACCATTTTTCTTGCTTCCGAGCTAGTTTCAGTACCGTCAGGTATAGTAATCGTGTGTGTAGTTCCCGTTATAGTTACTGAAGCACTACCGAAAGCATCCGCTATCAGCGTTAAATTTGTATTCGTGGAGGTTCCCCAGGTTCCCGATTCATCGCCCGTGGCGATTTCTTTTAATCTTAAATTATTTACATAAGTTGCCATATTTGTTCTCCGGTCTGTTTAATATACTGTGTTAGGCCACATCTTTCCACTCTGGATCCTGAGTATCACTTACGCCCGTCCAACTCGGATCTTGGTCATCGTTTATTTTACCCCATACATTCAGTTGACTCACGTATCCAGTTGCATTTACTCCTGTAATAGAAAACTCTACTGCTATGATAATAGTAACATCATTGATTGAGCCTGTCGCTGACTCGCCCGTGATCGAAATAATATTATCGGTAACGGTACTAACCGTACCCAATCCAGAAGTACCAGCCAAGCCACTGGGATAAACATTGGCATCGGCCGTAACGGTTTCGTCGCCTTGTGCGGAGGTGGCGGCATGACCCGTAACTCCGTGTAAGGCTGCCCCAGCGGTAATAACATCGCCTATAGCTCCCGTGCCAGCTAACCCGGTCAAAGAGACAGAGACAGGAATGGATATTGTAAGTGTGCCTAATCCTGTAGTACCTGCTAATCCTGTAACGGATACCAGGGCGGCGGCGGCCGCTGTAACTGAGGAAACTGCGCCTGTACCAGCGAGACCACTGAGAGTAATATTGGCGGTGCCAGTGACGGTGACGGAGGCAATTGCAGTGGTTCCGGCAAGACCACTAAGAGTGATAGTAGCTCCGCCAGTCGCCGTAACCGAGGCAATCGCACTGGTAGCTGCAACGCTACCGAGAGCCACGTCAGCAGCGGCAACAATGGTAACACTGGAAATTGCACTGGTCCCTGCAACGCTACCGAGTTCAACGGTAACATCAGTTACATAGGGTTCCCCCCAAGGACCATCCCCCCACTCAGCACGACCCCAACCGACAGCCATCGGCTAGTTTATGCTATTCTGATAACAGCAGTCGAAGCAGCTTTGGCAGGGAATTGAATGGTGAAACTACCTGCCGTAGAAGTTTTATCTCCACCAAAATCAAACACCGCTACATTGGGATCTCCCGTAGCCGTGTCATTAAAAATCATGCAGCCTCTTGCCGTAATGGTTGCTGTACCAAACGTTAGATCTGCAAAATCAGTTACCGCTGTCGTTCCTGTAGCAGTAGGAGTGACCTTTGTTAAAGTGCCTCCTTTTGCCGTGTAATTGGTTCCGGTCGCTTCATTGGTAGTTGTATAAGCCGTAGTAGTAGCACCCATAGTGGCTGAACTCGTGTAAAGAGCCAGCTTAAAAGTGTTTCCTCCCGTCGAGAAATTATGTACTGCTTTGAGCAGTTCTACTTTGAAGGAAGTAGCCATTGATTGCGTTATTGCCATTTATAGTCTCCGTATTATTTCAGCCACGTCACCGTGACCTTGTTTTTCTAATAGATTATTGACGGTACATATATGACTGTCAATAGCTTGTTGAAAATATAAGGTCAATAATTTTTTAACCATTGTCCTAAAAGCGTGTGCCTGTAAGCGGATGGGTTCAGGAGCTTCATCACTTACGCTCACGATTCGATCGGTTGCCATTTCTGCCCATTCTTCCACACTGTGTCCCCGTTTATGCGTGGTGTGGACAATTAAATCGCCAGGCTTGACATTTGATTCTAAACTAAACATCAGGCTTTCTTCGGCTCCGGCGGTCGCAATAATTCATCCGTACTCCAACGATCGGAAATACCCACGGGGATTTGAACAGGTTGATTGATGTCTGAATAAGATTTTAATTTCAATTTCCCAGGTTCGCCATGCAATACGGGAGGATCATCTAAACGATGATAGCCATATAATTTATCTTTTAAATTAACGTTGGAATCCAACAGGGAAGATCTTGTAGCAATATGAATGTCAACGCCTTCGGACAAACAGGCCGCCAGCCAAAATTCACAACAGGCTCTGCCCATTTCGCCAAAATGGACGTTATTCTGATAACTAAAATCCACTCCGAATATATGCAAGGCCCCTATTTTATTCCATAAACCAAACGCAATGGCGTAGGCCACCGTGTTATTAAAATAAGTGCAATTGGTTTCATTCGCCACTTCTTCAATGGGATAGAGTTCGATCGCTGGTACGCGTTCGTCTTTTTCCACGGAATACACCGGGCATTTTAAAGTCGGCAATGTTTTGCGCATGACTTCGGTTTGCGTGCCGGCATCGTCGCTATCAAAAAAGCGACTCATGGGATCCATGGCAAACACGCGATCGGGCTTAGTAGCCGCACACATGGCATTGATCGCCCAGGTTTCGTCATAAGTTTTGCTGTGGGTCAAAGACAAATGATAATCCAACTGACTGTTGCCCATGGCGACCAAAGCCACTGTTTTTCCAGCTAATTCTTTTATGGGTTTTTTCATGATTTAGGTGTCCTTAATCGATCGTAACGATCTTCAGAGTGAGGATTTTTGCTTTCCGCCCAGTTTTTTAAACGCATCATTTCATTATTGTATCGCGTTTCGTAAGCAATCATTTCATTCGGATCTAGCTTCATAAAACTACACGCTTCCAAAAGCGAGCCGTATAACAAAACATTGGGAGCGTAAGTGGAAATATAAGTAGTACCGCTATCGCCAGCTGCGGTTAAAGAAGATGGTTGATAAAAATAATGCAATTCCACGGTAAAATTACTGGAAGGCGTCGGCGCCACGATAAAACTGTCCTCATCAAACTGTGCGTAGTAACCAGGACCTCCGGTGGTGGCTTCCGCGGGCGTGTAATCCCTGATGAAACTGACGTGTTTGAGTAGCAGGTAATTGTAATTACTGCTGGCATCAATATAAGCGAGACTAAAGGGTGCCAGATAATCCGTCGGCATTCCCAGATAGGGACTGTCAGCGGTTAAAGTTCCAGTCACATTTTTTCTGAACCCCAGCAGCTCCACTTCCTTGAGGATACGCTCTTCCGCTTGCTGAATAAAAGTATCTAAAGTGCTGGTGAACGTGGTTTCGTCGTTCTCCATATAATTCTGGATAGCCGTCTTTAATTGACTGTAAGTAAAAGCCATCAGTCACCTGCCGCCGTTATGGTACCGACCTCACCCGTGGCTTTCACGCCTGTCCACTCAGAACCGATGGAATTTCCCGTTACCGTCGTCATTTGGTTTGGATCTACGGTACGTACTACGCCTTGACCCGTTTCAATACCCAAAACTGGGCGCGGTTCATAAATAGCCTGGGCGTCGGCGACGTGTGGGACGGGTTCCAGTTGCGGACTTTTGGGTTCGTAACATTCAGCACAAACCTTAAATCCGGTCCATTCTTTTTTTAATTGATGATACTTGAATTCAAAGCCACAGCGATCGCAAATAGCGATTGCAAATCTACCTGATGCATAAGCCATTTCAATACCCGAATGACCTCATATTCGGCGACACCTGAAAAGGCGCACGGCTTTCATCCTGATCGGCTGCCCGCGAAAATTCTTCATCGTAAATAATTTTTAATGCCGGCGTTCTGTCGGGTGCGCGTTTCATCGACATGTAATACGCGAGTCCCGCCGCTAAAGCGGGATAAAAGCGAAACGGCATATCCACGGTATTGGCACTCGTATCCGCATCTTCAATGCGAATCAGGCGATTCATATAAATTTTATCACTGCCATTTTCCGAAGCCGGCCAGATATATAGACGTGGCGTCACGGTTTTATCCAAAAACCATTGCGTCGGTCGCGCCTGCGTGTCCTTATTGGGAATGTTCCAGTATTCAGCACGTGAAATCTGATTCATCTGAATGTCGGTATCACTGCCGCTGATAGTACGCCGGACAATTACATCGAGGACATCAATGGTGTAAGCATCGAGATCTTGATAAGTTTGTCCCAACGTCAAGGTGAAGTTAGTATTTTGCACGGTCCACTGATTGAGACCGCGATTTGCCCAATCTGCCATCAATAGGTTCAGAGAACGACGCGCTGTGATACCGTCATAAGCCGTACGGTATTCGAGACCACAGCGCTCGTAAGCCTCTTCGATGTATTCCGCTACATCAGGTTCAAAATCACGTGATCCAGAGGTGGCCATCAATAACTCCCCTTAATGGGTTTTTTTTTAGCTTTACCTTTTTTGTAAGCCTTGGATTCATAATCACCGCGAGCGGTAATACCGCCTTTTTCACCGCGTTGATAACGTCTTCTTTCAGTGGCTCCTGGCATCTTACCCTCCCTTGTGCATTTTCATTAAAGTAGCCGCCAAATTGGCTTGTTTGACAGTGGTGGAATCATATTTTTTAGGATTACGTTGAACAGCTCTGACGAACTGTTTAGTAGTCTTTCCACGATTCTTCGCCTTGCGGCTGAAAGCCCCAGGACGTTTAATCGCTTTTTGAATCCACTTTTTGTCTTCAGTCATTTCTAGCCGCCATCGGTTGTAAATGCCGTCATTCGAGTCACGTTACTCAATACCGCGTGCAATCCAGTTTTAAATAGCACTCCCGCATCGGGAATAGCTAAACTCTGGTTAGTACCCGCTTCAACTCCAAATACTAGGACCGCCGTACCCGTTGCCGAAGTATTGTCGTAAACAGTTATCGTACCGTCAGAACCTCCACCTTCAGCGGTAAAACCCTTGAGTCGGGTTCTGCCCGTGTAGATGGTTGCGGTAGTTGCGGTCGAATGCGCATTAACGTCATTACCCGTAAGGCGCAACGTACCTTGTGTAACTCTTCTACGGCCTTCTAAATTAGCCATCAGTTACCTCCTAACTATTTTCGCCAGCGCTTCTTTTCTTAGCTGCCCAAACGTAATCGATTGTCATGGTCTTAGCTGCCGTCGCTCCATTTTGAATACAAATAGTCGGAGCTAAGTTGGCATCCGGAGCATTCGTAGTTACCGATGTACCCGAATCCACGCCATCTACATAGTAGTGGAACAGACCGTCGTTGGAATTATAAGCAAACGCTAATTCCACATTGGTGGCATCCGCTAAAGTAGCCACGCCCGTAGCGGTAGTAAACGTACCATCGTTACCGACGCCAAAACTAACGGACGTAGTGCCATCAGCCTTAGTAAAGTAAACCGCATCATTGGTCCCATCGATGACGGTAGTGTCAATGTTGGCTAACCCTACGGCAATATCACTCTGGGTCGCATCATTGACTTTAAACCTAATTCCAAAGAACAAATCTTTGGAGGCTTCGTAAGTGAAAGTACCTATGGTCAATTGCATTTCAGTGCTGTCGTTATCAGCTGCTGCATTGGTTATTAAAAGTAAACCACCGTCTCCCGATGTCAATGCTTGCGTCGCGCTACCCTGCTCTGTAACAGTCCAGTGGCCTGCGGTATAAGTATCGAAGTCATCGAAATATTGATGATTAAAGATAGGACTCGGTGATCCCGATAATCCTAATGCACTAAATTTTGAAGCGTTAGTGACCCCCGCTGTAAAGTGTGTTGTCATGGACAGATCCTCCGGTTATTAATTAACTTTACGTGAATCCAGTACCTCTATTATGGGTACCATCCACCTTCCATAATACACAAAAAAAAAGAGGACGCAAAGTCCTCTTCTCTTATTTCCGCTTGAGTTAGAAACGGCGGAAATTACGTTCCTTATCGAACCTGTGTCTTACGCTCCGCTAGAGCCGTATATTGCACGAGGGTTAGACCACCCAAATGAATATCTCTCACGAGCTTTGAATCTTACGTTTCCAGTATCGAAGTCGCCTTCCATAGACGTGGAAATTGGTGTACGTTCAAAGTGTTTGAGACCATCGGGGCAATCGCTCAACAAGAACCATGCATCATTATCTGTTAAGAAATGATTTACTGCATAGCCTTGAGGAACCATACCCATGCTGCGAATCGGATTCACGTCGTTGTCAGCTGAGAAAGGAAGTCCTGGAGTTTCCAGGATTCTTTCCGCTATGAATTGCTGTTGTGGGGGAACAACAAGTTTTGTTCCCTGTAGAGCAAGAATTAAACTCCTGTCATCAACAAAAGTTGAAACAGTGATTAACGCATTTTCCAACGAAGTTTCGTTCAGATCCACATACGTACTCGGACGATTAGAGAAAGTTCCGCCACCCGCTAGGGTGTGAGCTGAGTTCACTAATGATAGACCGTCGCCACCAGTGTAACTGGAACTGAATGCGTTGTTTAACACATTCGCTCCTTTTACCTGTTTAGAATGCGCCATACTTCTGGCCAAAGCCTTGGTATATCGCGATCCTAGACGATCATATAAGTTGTCTTCAACTGCTTCTTCAGTAAGAGCAAACGCGAGAGCTACTGTCTCGTGTGTGTATCTTGCTGTGAAACCTTCACTTGCGGTATCGTAATTGACACCTTGGCCTTCTGTCTTAACTTCAGCATTGCCGAAACCAATGATTAGCACTTCTTCTTCAAAAGCCCTGTCCGAAGACTCGGTTTCAAAGATTTCTGCCGTTTCATTTTCGTATCGATCATATTCCATGCCGAATAAGGCATTAAGACCAGGCTCAAGTTCTTTCGCTAATTGCGCTCTTGAAATTGCCATTTCTTAATCTCCTTACGCTAGACCAACTTGTCGTTGTACCAACAAGTGATTTTGTATTACAACCATAACATTAGTGTTTGCTGCGCTGACATCGGAATTCTCCGGGTCGCCTGAGATGTCTAGTGCTTTCAAGGGCAATGTGGCCGTGGTGGCTCCTGTTGACACATCGAGTTCCATGTAGGACCAGCCGCTGTCTGAGCTGCCAGTTCCACTGTTATCAACGATGTCAAAGTTACCAAACAAATCTGCAAGAGGGAATGCCGCGTCGGCTTGTACCTCGAAGACCACTAAGGGGTCATCGATGATAAAACCTATCGCATCCGTTGCAGCGTTGCCGGGCCAGTAATTGCTCCAAGTTGGCTTACTCGTTGTCGGGTCGGTGTAAAAGCAACCCCAAAATACGCCTACGATAATATCGCTTGTCGCGCTACCACCGTCAGCTCTGGCGATACGTGTTACGATTCCGCCAGTATTTTGAGTCACTACATCACCTTGGTAAATATTCGTCGTGTTGGTGCTGCCAGATGTAGTTACCCTAAATCTAGACTCACCGCCAGTGAAATACGCACCGCCGACTTTACGAGATGGACGCAGACCAAAAGGTGCATCATTATTTGCCATTCTCGGTATCTCCGGTTAAATGTTAGCAACAAGATCCAAAATTATCTTTTGGATCCACCAAATGTAACCTGCGTTTTCCGTTCACGAGTGATCGGCATTGCAGGGTGTTCATCTTTCATAAGGTCGTTATCAACCGCTTCCATTTGAGCGCTGGTACGACTTTCGTAGTAAGCATTCCTTTCGTCTATCGTCGCCTGTGGTATTTTGCAAAGGATAAGTCCGCCGATACCTACGGTACCTGCGTGTTCGCCTTCGTTAATAGTAGGGAGATGATAGCCGTTGACTTCTTCGGGTTTAACAGGGACGTAGCCTTCTCGAAAACGATAATGCACGTTTTTCCTGTCTTCCTCACCGCGCACTGCCGTTCTTACCCAGCGGTAATGAATTCCCGCAGGTGGTTCAGGCGTTTCCAGTAACTGTGGAGGAGTCCAGGGTTTACGCTGTTCTTCTATCTCACGAGTTTCCTGTTCGCGTGGTGTTCTGTCTAAGTTTGCTTCATCAGACGCTTCTTGAGCAATTGCTTCTTGAACGTCGGATTCCTCTACAAGTGTTCCTTGAACTCTTGTGTCTTCGGTCTGGTTATCAGTTTTATTATTTTTACTCATGACCTTTGTAATCTAACCTTATGTTTGGCATATTCCTTGAGTGGCACCCCTAGCTTTTTAGCCAGTTGTTGTTCGCTGGGTGACAATTCAATTCTATTGCCTTGATTGCGTCCTCTGCCATTGGCGCGTGTTGCTGAAGCGACCGTCTGGACGGGTTTACTGTCGCTCTGTACGTTTTCATCTGTAAATTTGTGCGGCATTTCGTGCCGAATTCTTTTATCTATTTCAGAATAATACTCATCGGACTCAGTGTCAAACCCTTCTGACTCTAATTGACTGTGTACCCCAAAGGCCACATTGGTCAAAATAGGATCAACGCCGAACCAGGTATTCTGTTGCGCCCAACCACGGGCTTTCTGTGACGGTTCTCCATATTGAGTAGAATCAGTTGCTGGCGCAGGTTGAGATTGCATTAAATCCTGCTGTTCCGCCATCAATTTTTGTTGAGCTTGATAGGCTTCGAGCTGTTGTTTGTATTGCTCCAAACGCGTACGGTCAGCTGCTGCTGTGGCCATCAAAGACTGTGCGTCTGCCATGGCTTCCGCGTCTTGCTGTTCGGTGGCCTCTTTCAACGCCTGCTTGGCAGCGCTCGTCTGAGCATCGATACGACTTTCAAACTCGGTGCCGTAATTCTCTGAGATCTGCTCTTGAGATTTTCTTAACTCCTTGTTTTGGGTTTCGAGTTCTTTGGCGTATTGCAGTGCCTGCAATTCGCGACGCGCATATTCTTTGCTTTGTTTGACCGCTTGGTCGATACGATTCTGCGCTAACGCCGCACGTTTCTCCACTTCGCTCGAATCCTTAACCCGTTCCTCCACCATTTCATGTGGTTCAAAGTCTTCCTTAACTTCCTCTGCGGTGACGGGACCGAGTTCCTTGACATCGGTTTCGTCCAACTCTACAAAAGTTGCTTCTTCCGATATGTCTTCATCGACGCGTTTGTTTTCAGGCAAAGCTGCCTTCTCTATTTTTTCTTCCGTTATTTCAGGAAGTTCTGTTTTTTCTTCTTCTGCCATAGTGTCCTCCCTACATGGCTTTGATGTCGTCTGGATCCAATATGGTTCCAATCACTTCATCGTCATTAATCATACGCACTTCGGCATCTTCATCGAGGGAAAATCTAGCCCCCGCATAACGGCCGATCAGTACCCAGTCTTTTTCCTGACACCAAGGAATTCCTCCGAACTTCTTGTCATCAGCATAAGCCAAGGGACCCACTTTCAAAACGTACGCTACCACGGTAGCCAAACTTTCACGATCAACGGTTTGTTGCGTGAGCATAATGCCACCATCGGTCACGCCTTTTCCTTTATAGGGTAACACCAAGAGGCGATACCCCACTGGATTAGGCATTCTTTCCATGAGGGATTTATCAATCAAGGCCGGGTCTAAAACCCTGGCATCCTGAGTGATATAAGCGTCATTAACAGACGGGTTTGCGCCGTTTTCCGGCGTGGGCGAAGTTTTCACTTCTACTTCAGGTGCGATTTCAGATTGTCTTATTTCAGTCATCTAAAATATCTCCTGTTGCTTGTTGCAGCGCTTCTTTAATATCTTCTTCTAAGGCACGAAGCGCTGTTAATTTGCCTAAAAGAAATCTGTATTCTTCCATGTTTGTTATGGCTCCAGCAGCCAATTGTTCGGTAATTTGTTCCTCCGTGTCGCGAATGCGTTTAAAAACGTATTCCGCTAACCGAACCGCATCCATTAAGGACCTCCAGGTCCTAGTCCTCCTAGACCTGCCAGTAACTGTTCCATATTAACCCTAGGTTGTCGAGAAATATTAGGCGGTGCGCCCGGTCCTCTTCCTCCTGGCGGTATGGGTCTAGGTCTTATTTTAGGCCCAGGTTGTTGAGGCATTCTAGGAATTACTGTGCCACCAAATTGTTCTATAGGGGGAGGCATTCTAGGAACTACTGAACCCCTATCCTCTCGCGGCGGATCAAACAAAGGATGTCCCGGTCCGAAAGGTATTCGTCGTGGTAGTGTATCTATAGATGGTAGACCACCTGTGGGTAAGGGTGGTGAAGGTAGGAATGGCATTGTTTCTCTATGCAATTCTGCTGGTGGCGCGTTTTTTATAGCCTCAATCTGCTCTGGTGTAAAACGATCCATTCCTCTCACTTCTTGTTGAATTGGTGTAAATTGTGGACCTGTGGGTATGGGTGGCATCACTGGTGCATTTATTTCAGTACCCCCTGTAGAAAAGTCTTGCCAATCTGGTCTACCGCCAGGCCATAGGCGCAGATCCCCGTTAGGTTCTGTACGGCCTAATCCTGGTAGGTTTATATTGGGAATATCTACCTGTAGAGCGTCAATTTGTTCTTGAATTTCCGGTGGCAACTGCCAAGTCGGTTCTTGAGGTGTCGGTGTTGGTACTTGTGGAGTTGGTGTCGGTGTCGGTGTGGGAATCGTTTCCGTTTCCGTTACCGTAGTTTCTTCTTCGACTCCGCCTGGAGTTTGAAAACCCGAGATCTGACCTTCGAGTTCTTTAATCCGATCCTGTAAAGCCGTCATTTCGCTGGTGTCCTGGGGTCCCATCATCTGTTGAAAGAAACTGCGCAGTTGGTCTTCGTCAAAATCAAACTGCGGAGCTTGCGGTCTGGGTCTGGGCCTGAACGGCATCGCGCCAGGACCGAATCCGGGCATGCCCCCGCCCATGGGATAACCCCGTGGCGGGGGAGGGGGACCAAACGGACCACCTGTGCGTCCGCCGTAACGCGGCACCTGGGGGAGATTGCCGCCATAGCCTCCGAAACTCGGAAAGCTCTGAGAGGGATCGTAAACAGATGGGCCGCCTACAAATAAATTAGGCGCTCGTGGCGCTTGAAAATGACGCGGGGATAAATCTTCTAAAGAAAAAGGTGTTGGCGCACGACGACCGCCTTCGTCCTCATCACTGGGCGGAGGGGGACGGCGTACTTGACCCATGCCGCCTCGAGGCATGCCCATGCGGGGACCCATTCCTGGAGGGAACATGGGGAAACCGCCGAGTTGCATGCGGATGGGCAGCTGGGTTATTGCCATTTAAAAAATGCCTTCAAAATCGGTACCGCGGATGGCAGCTCCGCCACCCCTACTTTTACCTTTGCCCATGCCGGGCTTGGGTCCACCGATCTTACCCAGATCTTTTATGGCGGCGTACTTTACCGTTCCTTGTTTTTTTACTTTGAACTTTCCTTTTTGTACTTTTGGGTCTTTTTGCATTGCTTTTACTCCGAGTTGATCGTCTTGCCTCGCTATAGGCTATCGCAGTTGCCTGCTTTTTTCCATAGCCTTCACGAATTAATTGTCTAATGTTAGCAGAAATTACCTTCTGCGAACTACCCTTTTTTAGCGGCACTTTTTTTGGCAGCTGTTTTTTTCTTGGCGGGGGCTTTCTTAGCGGCTGCTTTTTTAACCGTCGAACCTTTCGGACGACCGCGTTTTTTAGGCGCTTCCGCCTTCACTTCCACCACCGGCTCAACCGCTGCGACGATGCCTTTGGCCGCATCGGCTTCAACTTTTTTAATCGCCTGCATTTGGGCTTTCGCCACCGCACTCCGTTTTTCTCTTACCGAACTCATTTGTCTTTCTCCTTTTCTATATCCATTTTTTTAAATTCTTCTTGCTGATCGAGACGATCCTGCGCGGTTTCGTTACGCATCTCGGCGATGTCTTCCATCACGTCCAGACGTTCGCGGGCAATCTCGTCGCGTTGTTGCATGTCCACCATATCGTATTTTTGCTTTTCTTCAAACTCCCTGGCCTTACGCTGCACGTCGGCCGACTTCACCGCAATCTCTTCGCGGCGTAGATCCACCAGTGGATCTTCGGGGTCGGGCGGAGCAAAGTTGATATTCAACTGCGCCATCAATTCGGCGATGACCTGGGCCACACGGTTAGCCACCTGGGCCATCAATTGCTGTTGCAGTTCGGGATTCTGCATGGCCTGTTGCTGCATTTGCATCATTTGAGGATTCTGTTGGTTTTCCATATCGACCATCTGCGCCGCCTTAAACGAAACGTGCTGGTAAATGTGGGCTTGAATAAGACTCAACACCGGCGGATTCATCTGTGCCTGTGCCGTGTTATACAGCGACAGGTGGGAAGTGATGTGAGCGTCCTGATCCTGTTGTGGAAATGCCTGCGCGGGCTGCTGCAATATGAGACCGCCGTTTTCAGCGGCGGGATCCTGTGGTTGCGGCACCGGCAACGGTGGCAAAATGGCGTCGATGTTCTCGACGTTCATCGCCATATACATGCGCCGATAAGATTCCTGAATACCTTGCGGTCCGTGAATCTCGGGGTTGCTCTGCACCATCTGCATCAATTCTTGTGCCAACGCAATGCGTTGACTCATGGAAAAAATGTTGGGATCAGAGACGGGAACGATGTCAACGCGGGCGTCGAAATCAGCTTGTTTGATGGTTTGATCGCCATTTGCCGTCAAGTAAGGGTACATAGGAGGCAGAGCTTCCGCAAAGATCTTAGCCAGTAAATTAAATTCTATTCTCTGCGCGTAGTGCAGTCGCTTATGTATAGCAGACATCACTTGCGTACCGCGTTCGAGTAACGCCACCGTGGTGCCGACCGGCGCTTCCTGGTTGCCCTGGCCGACCTGTAAATCGGCAATGGAAGCAAAACGTCTGCCCGCATCGACGAGGATGGCGAGCAGATTCAGTAAGGTTGCACTCGGTTCCTTGAACGGCAACGACACAAAGGCGTCGCGTAAAGAACCGCCGGGCGCGTCCATGTCACGGAACTCACCGGGTTGCAATGGCTGGTCGTCGTTGCGAATACGAATGCCGCGGGCTTTGAAGCCGGCGGGTAGGTTGGCCAGCGTCCCCGCGTCAATAAGCTGACGCAATATGGAAGTGGCCGAACGCGACAGACTGCCGATCATGTGCGTCAAGCCGAAACCGTAAAAGCCGAGTCCAGGCAGAAATTTGTAATGCACGAAATACTGTATCTTTTGTTTGAGAGGGTCTTCAGGGCGCCAATTACGTCGAATCGATAGTATTGCATTATTTCGAGGAGAGAGAGTGATGATGTAGGGTAGCTTAATCCCGGTTTCATTACCTTCTGCATCGACGTCCTCGTAACCCTGAAGATTTAAGTCGGTGTGAATTTCATAAATACGACATTCTCCGGTCGAGGAGTAGGAAGGTTCTTCGCCCTGAAGGCGATCGATTTCTTCCTGGATGTCGTTGGCTTCGTAATCGCTACCGCCGCGCATCTCAGTGAGTGGCACGTCGCGATAAAAACCATTCTGTTGTAATTTGCGCACGTCGTTGATGGACATTTCCAGCATGTGCGTAATGCGGATAGCGCTTTGCAGGTCGGTGGTGCCGTAAGGTACTACCAGATCTTCCGACGGAATGAACTGGGAGACCGCACGGCCTAAATTCTGATCGTAATAAACCTTGCGGAAAGCACTTCCCGACAAGGGCAGATAAAACAGCAACTGATCGGTTTCGGGATCGTACTCCTGCATCACCTGGGTGATCTGGTAATTCATGTATTCCTTGACCCGACTGGCCTGTTGTTCCGAATCCGGGGTTTTAGCGCCGATAATCTGTGTTCTCACGGGACCGTTGGACGGCAGCAATTCCTTGTAAGCCTGCGCCTGAAACTGCGTCACCGATTCCGCCAACAGCGGATGGGTAACGCCAGAGGCGCCAGCAAACGGTTGTGTGCGTTCTTCGTAGCGCATGCCCAAAAATTCCAGACCGTCGCGATACTGTTGTTCCCACTCCTTGCGCGAGGACTTGTCGCCCTGCACGTCACCGAGACAGTTATTGAGAATCTTAGCGAGTTCCTGATCTTCCAGTTCCTCGGCTAAATTCTGATAAAATTCGCCTTCTTGTACTACGGGAGGTGTGGGTCCGACGAGAACGGAACCGTCCTCCATTTCTTCGATGTCAACTTCACCTTCGCCAAACACATCGGCATCGGGAATGCCGAGTTCAATGGTTTTGCTTTCGTCCTCAATGTCGAGGGACTCAGCTTCGCCAGGATACAGAGCTTTGTCTACATCGGCCATGCGTTACCCCACTAAACCAAAAAAATACAGTGTGTTCATGGTCACATGAATGGATAAAGCTAGAGCCAAGCCATAGGCAAATGCTTTTTTCTCAGCTCTTTTGAATTCCGCCATTGCACTTCCTCAAATAATAAGCACCTATCCAGTTACGCCATTGCGTCACTGGAGCATATACGGTCTTAACTAAGGGCTTTGCCATAACCGCGTTTGGCCACTCCAACCCCACGGGGTTTAGCCTTGCGTGTACCCTTGTCCATGGTCTTAACGGCGGCGTAAGCTCTTTTACCCGCAGCCTTCTCGGCGCCCTTGCTTTCGGCACGTCTCGATTTAAGGCTTTGGGTCTTCTTGCCAGGATGACGCACCCCGAGGGATTCGTCCAATTTGGCACTGTAACCTTGTTTTTTAGCCATACCACCCGTCTTCATGCCACCGGGTCTTTGCCGCACATTGGTGGGTTCATTAGGATTTATGTCGCCAAAACCAGCCACTTTATGCGGTCTGCCACTGGCGTAAGGACCTCTGGTACTAATACGTGCAGCGGGTTGTTGTTCTTGCCAAGCAATTCTCTCAGCGACGCCTCCACCCTGATAACCCTTGATCGAAGCTCCTTTTCTGCGCTTGGGTGCGAGATCCATATTCTTTTTGTTCTTTGGCACACTGGTACGCTTCACTTTCGCTGCCACGCTTTTGCCCGCGCCTTTTTTCATGGCACGTACGGCTTTCTTTTCGGGACGGTTGCGCAGTCCCAAATCATTGGTCGCGAGACCGCCACCGGCTTTCTTTTCTAACCGACTGATACGTTTCTTCAAATTAGAAGCTCTTTGCGTTTTGCCTTTGGTGGTGGCTCTGGCTTGACGTTTCTTTAAGCGTGCCACCCTTCTTTTTCTAACGGGTTTCTTTGCCACCGCCTTTTTAGCGCCGGTCTTACTGAAGTCGCCACTCAGCGTTTTACCGCGTTGCGTTTCCAACATCGCCGGCGTTTCACCCTTGATGCGGACGTGATACTTATTGCCCTTCCAGTCAAAGGTTTTCGCCTTGGAGCGATCATTCAAATAATCGTTGCGTGCTTTCCTGAACGCCGCGCCGAAGCCATTGGCTGTTCCCGCGGGTTGTTGGGCGGGTTCGCCTTTTTTACCAGCTTGTGACAGTAATGCCACTGTCCCTGCACCGCCGGCCACTGCGGCTCCCTGTTTCGTTCTCACCTTGCCGACTTTTTTGTCGTATTTCGAGGTGGTCTTTTGCGACACCGATTTGTGTTGGCCCTTCTTGGTGGTCTTGTAATGCGGTGAGCCTTTCTTCTGTCCCGGACGGGTTTTGATCTTAGCCTTCTTGCCCTGCACCTTCCGACTCAATCGACCGACGCCTTCAAATATTTTTTTTCCTACTGCCATTATCCTTGTCTCCGTTGATTTCTTCTGTGGACGAATCCGCCCGCCTGTTTGCGGACCACTCCACCTTTACTACCTCCCCAAGGTGGGTTTGGTCCATAACCTCCACCTCCACCACTACCTCCTGGAGTTCCTGCTACGCGTGGCGCCCCTGGTGAGACTGATCTCGTTGGTCTTGCCCGCTTAGAACCTTTTAATTTATGTTTCTTCCATAGTGAAAGACCACCGCGTTTTCCTCTTGGATATTTTTGTCTACTTCCTGGTCCAGGCATTACTTCCTCCCGTATTCCTAGTAATAAATGCGTTGTTTGGGCAACGGTTGTTCATCTTCCTCGTCCGAGTATAGCCGAACAAAACTGCCCTGTCTAAATCTTAATATAGCCTGCGTCATCGAGTCAACGTAATCGTCGTGTTCACCGTAGGGAAAGGCGGCACACTCCTCGATCACTTCCTCGGCAAAATACGCATCGGGCGCCCACACCATCTCCGATTCAAACACCGGGCTAACGGCATGCACACGCGTAACTTTATCGTTGCCGCGCGACGGCCGATAATTAGAAACAGGGATCCCCATGTTGCGCAGCTCCTGCGTCAACGGCATGCCCGAAGCCTGCGCCTCGACCAACACCAGGTCGGGTTCGTACTCCTGGTACTTATCGTACGCCACCCCCTTGAGTTCGGGAAAATCGTAACGACCGCGTTCGGCGTCCAACAAAATAATGGCGTCGCCTGAATCTTCGTTCGGCGTAAACACTCCCCAGGTGGTAATCGCCGAATAGTCGGCGCTGTCCTTACGACTAAACGCGGTGTCGTAACTCTGAATGACGTAATGACACGCGGGCGGCTCGTCCTCTTCCCAAATCTGCCACCAGTCGCGCTTAATAATCGCGCCCTCTTCCGAGGTGGGGTTCTGCATGTACTGCGCTTCCCACTTGCTCACCGGCAGCGACGCCTTGACACTCTCCAATTCTTCCTTCTGCCAATACTCGGGCCACAACACATTGCCCGTGTCCTCAAACATGGCGGGCAATTCCAACACCTCCCACTGATCCGAATGCACTTCGGTCTGATTCTTCAGCAACTGCGCAGTCAAATCCAGCGTACTCCAGCGCGTCATCACCACGACAATGGACCCGCCGGGCTGCAACCTCTGACGGGGACCGGAGGTGTACCACTCGTAAGCCGATTCCAGCGCGCTGGGTGAAAGCGCGTCCTGCTCCGAGTGCGGGTCATCAATGATGAGTAGGTCCGCACCCCGTCCGGTGATGGCACCGCCGACCCCCGCCGCAAAATATTCGCCGGCCTGATCGGTGTCCCAACGCCCGGCCGACTTGCTGTCGGCGCGCAGGCCGACGTCGGGGAACAGGGACTTATATTCTTCGGTGGCCATAAGGTTCCGCACTTTACGACCGAAACGCACGGACAATTCCGCCGTGTGCGTGGTCTGCATAATCTTCAGATTGGGGCGGAGTCCCATTACCCAGGACGGAAAGTAGACCGAGGCGAACTCGCTCTTGGTGTGCCGTGGCGGCATGTTGACGATGAGACGCTTGATGTCGCCGTTGGCAATGCGGTCGAGTTTTTCAGCGAACAGTTGATGGTGTTCACCCTCGATGAACTCGGGCCAGATGTATTTGACGTATTCGAGGAAGGAGTCCCGCACGTCTTCCTGGGCGTTCAGGTTTTGCAGGCGTTCCTGCAACAGCAGGATTTCCTTCATTTTATCTTCGGAGAGGTGTCCTAGGTTCACAGCCATATTGGAATTGTATTTCATGGTGATTATTTGTGCAAAAAGGGATTTAAAAGGGGCAGGCGTAGGAGTCCCAATTAAAAAGGGGGGGTCGATCAAAAAAAAAAGTTTCTGAGCTGATTGAGTTGAGAAAAAAAAAGAGTCCCAATACCTGGAACTGGACCAGGTATTGCCTGGAGCTGGACATAAAAAAAGGCCAGCGGTTAAGCTGGCCTTTTAGTTGCGTCTCCCTTACGCGTTATTTAATTTTATCTAATATGTCGCTAACTCTTTTTAAATCTTTATTGGATAACTTATTAATTGCGTCCTGGTTAATAAGTTCTTCAGATTGAAAAGAAGCTAACTTAGTTTGTAGCTTAAAGAGTTCTTGCATATCCTTATGCGTTGCCTCGCCTTGCCTGGCCATAGACTCCAGGACAAAGATGCGCTGCCGTATGTTATCCATCCTGGAATTGAACTCCAATATATTCGGGCCTATCCGCTACCCAAGTGAACACATACCCTAAACTCTTTAATCTTTGTAGGTCTAACTCATTAAATGTCTTAGTCCCTTTAAAGTTAGCCAGCTTTCTGGCTTGCTCACAATGTGGATAAACTAAGTCATTGCCGTAGACATTCTTAACCATAACTTCTAGGTTGTTATTCATTAGTTAACCTCCTGGCCATTGGTTGCCTTGTTTCTGTTGCTTCCTCTATTGATTCGTCAAAGCACAAAACACACCAGGAAACACCGCAACCAGTTAAAAAGCTCATTACAGATAATGCGCTTAAATAAAAGATATTGGTATACCCATAGTTAAAAAAGTTATAAGCCACTACAAACACCATGAACAAGGCGATCATAGTAGTTATTAACATTGCTATATATAGTCTCATTTTTATTCTCCATTTATTAAAGACATGATTATTATACATTAAATAACTAACAATTTGTAAGTTATCTATGGTAAAATCTACAGGCTTTAATACATAGGAGAAAATAAAATTATGGCAACTATAGAAAATATAGTCTATGAAATGCTAACAGAAAACACTGGGACACATTTTTT